CTAATTGTGCATTACTCACATCTCTTTGTATGTCTGGATCAGCAATACCAAGATCACGGGAACGAGCAGTAAAGGCTGTTTCTTTGCCTTTCTCTGATCTATCAATCTGAAGCTTGAGTCCATCCCTGATTGTTGTTATTGCTCTTCTTAAATCATCAGCCATTTTGTACGATCTGGTTCTCTTTGATTAGCCCACGATCAATTGCGTAAGCTTGTACAACAAAATCTTCTACGGTCTTTACTTCTACCGTCTTATAGAACTGGCCCTTGCCACGAATGTAGCAGGGGTAGCTCAAGGGCTTTCTGGTCCGCGACAGTTTAACTTCTACGAATATCTTATTCATGATTTATGATAATAGGATCATCCTGCCCAGACTTTGCGGGGAGAAGAACCACTCCATGTAAAGCAGTAACGTTATGTTCAACTTTGTCGTGTTTGCCCACTCCTACCCGATTAAGAATAGATTCCGCTGCCTTTATACGCTGTTCAGCGCGTGGGATGGTTCCATCATCGTCTAGTGCTTGTACAAGACCTGCTGCCGCTTTTACTGAATTAGCGGCTAACATATTCTTAGCCCTGCCTACTATCTCATCTGCAAGGGAGTTCATGACTGCCTTGCCAGTAGTTTCGGAGTATCCGGCTACGCGCAGTGCTGCAGCGTTATTGCCGCCATTGTCCATGAGAGCGTCTAAGTATGCAGACTGCATCTCAGTTAGCTCTCGTTTCTTCTTCTTCTGTGAGGGTAGGAGTCCTTCTGCCATCAGTAACGTACTTTACGTACTCCACCACCCATTGAATATTCTTTAACCTTACCGCCACCCATCATGCCCGTAACCTTGTTGCGGTTCATTTGCATCAGGCTCTGCTGCGGATTCTGCTGCATGGAAGCTGCACCCATGATCTTATCTTTGTCTGGAGTGCCTGTCTGTACCATTCCGCCGCCATACATCTTTTTAGCCGTCTTTGCAGCTTCCTTGAAGTTCTTGGCAGTAGGCGCACCTTTAGCCCCTACCTTACGCATCTTCTCTCCAGAACCAGCGGCTATTCGCTTGCGCTTTGCTTGAATGTTATCGTACAGTCCTCTTTTTTTAGCCATTACTTTCCTACCTTTTTCATTGCTTTCTTGTGAGAAGCACCAAAAGTTTTTCCTTTTTTCATGTCAGTTTTCATACTAGACATATGTTTCTTAGTATGATGTTTTGAATGTTCTTTAAGTGTAGTCTTTTGTCTGTTTGTAAGTTTTTTACGTGCCATTAGCACTTCCATCTTTTTCTTGCTTGCCTGATACGGCTATTGGGGTCTTTAGCCGCATTTGGAAACTTCTTCATCTGTCCTGCAGAACGAGCGCAGTATGACTTACGCCTCTTCGCAGCTTTACTTCCTGCCTTGACCTTGCCGGTCACTGCACCTTTTAGCTTGGAGCCGGGGTTAGCCGCACGATAAGCCTTAATACCCTTCTCGGTCATTCCAGCGCCCTGTTTAGTAGGTCGCTTCATTCCTTTGCCTTTGGGCATTACATCCGGTTTACGAACTCCACCGCCCTTTGCATATTCCTTACGGCTAATCGTTTGCATTATTTCATCCGGGGTTTGCGGATGGAACCGCCCATGTTGCGGTTCATGGCATAAACTTTACCACCACCCATTTTCTTTTGCGGTTTTTTTTGAGCAAGGGCCTGTTTCATAGGCTCTTTCTTGTTACCGTCTCCATCAAAGTCTAAATAGTCTGGTTTGCTTGCCATTATTCCATCTCCACCGTTGGTTCTCCCCATCCACTCGTTCCAAACCCAGTGGTTCTTGTATACATCTTCTTACAGTGACAGTCTCCACAGTCACAGTGGGCGCAAGGCTCTGGACAGTGGCATTCCCCCGGCTGACACACACAGGTTAGGCAGGTGTCATCTTCCGGTTGTTTTTCAGGAACGCTGGATATCATTGTAAAAGCCGCATAAGGCCCTTGATACTGAGGCATTGTAAATTCTTAGGGGTGCAGCTACTACAGTCTTGTCTCCCAACCCTCTAGGGTTAAATATTTTACTATTGCTGATAGGGTGTAGACGGACTAATAGCTGCTAACTATCTATTATAACAATTATATCGAAGTTGTCAAGTAAAAAATTATAAAATAGTGCATTTTATGCTTGACAAATCCGATATGAGCTGTATAATAAGAGTTAACTCTTCTCCGGGGGTTTAATATACATATACCCCCTTAATATTAGCCCTCATTGTAATATAATTACCCAAAAGGACTGAATATGAGTACGTTTATTACCCCTACGGAAGAGATCATAAGGCCGTGGCCTTTGACTTCGTACACCTTTAACAATTTTGCCCAGTATATTCAATACTTTAACGCTGATGAGTGTAAACAGTACATCCGCGACGGGAAAGAAAATGAACGGACCACCCTCTTAAAGAAGGGTGAGGTTGGTAATGCAGAGGCCAACACTAACTTTGAGGTAAGAAACTCTGATGTGTGCTTCTTCAAGGCACATAACCCAGCAAACAACCCCCTATTCTCAAAATTAACCGAAGTTCTCGTAAACGCTAATCAATCTTTCTTTGAATATGATATTTTTGATATAGAAGCTGTGCAGTTTTCTACCTACTCCGCTGGATATGACGGCTTTTATACCAAGCATATGGATACTACGACAAACTCTTCTGCTACAGGAGTTAGAAAGTTAAGCTTCAGTGTGCAGTTAAGCCCTGCAGACTCCTATGAGGGAGGTGATCTCATTTTACACACTGACATGACGCCTACAGTTGCACCCAGAGAGCTTGGAAGCCTGATCATATTCCCCAGTTTTACACTGCATGAGGTTACTCCTGTAACTGAGGGGGTGCGGTACTCTCTAGTAGGCTGGGTAACAGGACCAGCGTGGAAATAATATTAAAACAATGACTTCGCTTGGATATCTATACGCAGTAATACTCGATATGGATAAAAAAAATAAAAAAGTACCCTCAAAACGCAATCCTTATTACAAGGAATTAGCCCGGTTAGGCCATAAGGTATTGAAAAACAAGAAGATTTATTCTAGAAAGGGTAAAAAATAGTAAAAATATACCGGGATTGCATATAGATATATACCCACCCCCGGTGGCCCATGCGCGCCCCTGTATGGCTAAGTCTTTGTTTTTATTAAGTTTGACTAGTATCCATAATATACACTGTGCGACCCCGGCTTTCTGCCGTTTATACCCGGCTAATAGTTCCGCAACCCCTTTCATATATCCGCACTCCCACCCGCGTTGTGTCAATCATGCCGACAAAATACCCCTGTGGCCTTTTTGGTGGTGCTTTGGGGTGGCACGGGCGTGCAATACAGCGCACACAATCCCGGCGTCCATATCCAAAACGCTAGCAATATCCAGACGCTAGGCATTATTGCAGGCAAAAAAAAGCCCCCAGTTACGGGGGCTAAGTTTATTGTGGGTTGTGTTGTTTATACTGAGGATATTGAGCTATGGAGCGTAAAGCCCGGTTCCACAAAGCAGGTAAGGCGAGTGCTTCGACCAGTATCGTCCGTTGCAGTGATGTTTATAACGGTAAACTTGGAGCTACCTTCCCCACGCTCAAACACTTCTTTATCAAGGGTGATTTCAGTGATCCCGTGAATTGATAGCTTGTTCATAGAAACAACTCCGATCCCACAATACATCCGGCCAAGAAGCCGACCAAGAATGCGCCATACACCGCAATGTAATCACTTTTGGTTGGTCTGGCCATTAGCTCACCTTCCGATAGGGTTGCACGTCGTGTTCCGTTGGTTCTGTGATATCTTGCCAATCATCAATCCCGCAAGCATCCATGAACTTGTCAGCGTCATAGCGTGGGTTATCCATTCTAAACACGTTGTGGAAGTCCAGCGCGATGCCTTTGATCGCAACTCGTGCGGTTGCGGTGGCATAGATTTCATCCACATCGTCGTCGTCGTTTCCATTAGCACTAAAATCAATCTCGTGCTGGTTCAAATTGGTTCGCAGTACGTATGCAACGGTTTCAAAGTGTGATTTGCTGAACCTTGCCATTAGTCTGATCTCCTAATTAGAGTTAAAAAAACCGCCCCCCAATGAAGGGGAGCGGCGTGGTAATTATCCGAGGCGGTAAGCCTTCACCTTATCGGCGGGAACGACCCAATAGCCATTTCCGCGCTTAATAAGATTAGTCGGCGGCTTATAGCCCCTATCACTCAACGTCAGAATAGCCCGCTTAATCCGCTGGGCTTCCTTCTCATCGTCACAAATAAAATGGTCCCCATGTTCAAGCGTCAACGCCTGCTGATAAACCGGCTTGTTAATATCAAAGCTAGACCCGCGCCAATCTACTTCAGGAATTGGTACGTTCTTACGAATCGTTAGGGTGATACCGGACATTGGTCTTATACTCCTGTTTAGTGAATGTAAAAACCGCCCCCAGTTATGGGGACGGCTAGAGTCTACCGGCAAAGTTAACCGGGCGTCAACTGTTATTCTGCAGTATGTTCCTTTGCCAACTGCTCGATCACAAGCGAGATACCGCCGCGCCCGGCATACTTCTGCATATCAGATGGCGAACGCGAGGCCATTTTGAACTGGATTTCGGCAATGGCGTCCTGCGCCTCTTGCGACAGAAACACTTGTGATCCGCCATTAGTCGTGGTCGCTGTTTTCTTAGTCGTCATGGTTTTGGTTCCTTACAAAATGAAGTGATAAACGATTAGACAAACTACTATTACTACGCATATGCGATACGCTGCCTCTATGATTTCGATGGCACATCTCCTGTACTAGTTAATTGAAGCCCAAGCTGGTGCGGACAGCACTGCCCAGATACCGCGTGCACGGTCCATCTGCTCATTGAGCGTATAGCCGCCGCGATCCGTGTTAACCATGTTCGCAGACTTACGGCCTAGAACGTGGGTTTTCTCTTCCCCGTTTAGCTCAAACGTTCTGCTGTCATGGGTATGTGTGGCATAGTGGGTCAGCACATTGTACAAAGCCCATTTGTTTTTGCCCAAGCCCCCACCTTGTGAGTAATCTCGGCTGTACTCTTCCCACAAGTCATACAAGGCGTGGAACTTCTTGATGTTCAAGTCTTCTGCCTTCTCTATCCCGTGTTGCTGTTCACGTTCTAAGCGTTTCTGTCCCGTGGTGTCTTTAGGGCAGATATGCTTGATGAACGTTCCAGCAGTATCATCATCAACGGGCGTTGCTTTCCATTCCTTAAAACGGTCGATGTTCTCGCGGAAAGTACCGAACACCGTGTTCGCAGTACGCAACAAACTTGCAGCGTCAAAATGTTTAGAATGCTTCACCTTGTTATAGACTGCCTTATCGCCACCAAACACCATAGAGTTTTCACAATATGAACGATACGCACCTGCAAACTGCTGGAAAGCCCATTTAGAATTGACCGAGTTGATTTGATCCGAACGGCAATAAACCATGTCACCATTGCCGGACATGTCCACGGCCTCGTCCAAATACTGGATGGAGCGTTTAGCCTTCATTCCGAAATCGGTGTACTCGTCCCGGACTAGCACGTTGTCGGTGGGTAACTCACTCTCGCGCAAAATGTCCGCATGCTTGCCAAACAAGTCTACGTGATTTTCTAGAGTGTAAGTGCTGGATACCGCGCTGGTATCGGCTAAGCTTCCATCGTGAAGATACCGCAAAGCTCTGCTACCAGTTATCTCCGTACCATCGGCGGTATAAATGTGAAACTTATCGACCTTGAGCGGCTCAAAAAAGCTAAGATCGAAAACATCGTTATGCTCTCGAACGGCGGCTGGTTTAATATTGTCTTCGATGGTAACGGCCAGACCGCCGCCTATAGGTTGGATGTAATTCATTGGTTTTCCTTTGTGTTAAAAACGAGTGTTTCCTATATCAGATAATCGCATATGTCAATCGTTCATTTAATCTAGATAAAGTAAACCGGAGGGAGTGATTGGGAAAAGGGAGAAAATACCACCCACTCACCTCCGGGGGTACAGGGGAGAACCAACAAAACCCTGCACAAACTAATTAGTCAAGGACCGACAAAATTTAAGGGCCGACAAGTTTTAATCTAGATAATGTTCCATCATCCATGTGTACCAAAACACACTGTTTGGGTGTAGTTCTTCATTGTACAGTACATCCTCTAGTGCGTGCATTATGCAGCCTCAAGTTGTTTGTACCAAGTTGGTACAGGACGATTAGTCCACTTAGCAAACCTAGATTTCTCACCTATGTAGAATGCTTTGTAAGCAAGTAGGGTATCTTCAAAGGATGCAGAATTTGGGTTGCACTTGAACTCATCAGGCATACACTGTGGCGGCG